GTCTACTAAGGACTACTAACTACAGCATCTCAACACACTAGGATGCTGGTAGGATTTCCACCTACAACTCTTTGCTTCTAGCACTTGTGATGTAGAACAGAATCGAACTGTTCTTATATACCATATACATCTTAAAAAGCTGATCTTATTTTTGTTCAGGCACTTAATACCTAAACCCTAGGTGACTAACCTAGCTACTCGGAGCGATAGCAGGAACTTCCCCTTGCTACTGTATCGGCAAACCTTTATCTTCTAACGGCACTTGTCCAGGTAATGAAGATAAGTCTCCTTATTCAGGTACACCTTCAGCTATCAGTGTACCATATCCTAACCCTCCTATATGTAGGAGTGTCTCTATTATAACTGCTGTTAGGAATAGCAGTTAGCCCCGTTGAAGTTATCGCAGGGGCTTTTATATCTTTCTTAGTTTTTTCTGTTGCCAGGAAGATTGCGCTTCCCCGAATCTTATTCAGTTAGCCATAGAGAAGAGACTCGGCGTACGAGTATGCTTCATCATGACTTTCAAAGACCTTTATATGTCTTTCAAAGTCATCACAAAGGCTCGTAGTACTTATCTTCGTCGCATGACCTCCATAATACATAGGAGGAATATACAACGTAGTTAAGGTCACTACGCCTTCGGTTCCATCACTCAGTGTCGCTGGAACCTGCTCTTCTACCATGGCAACTATTTCTAATGCCATACAAAGAGATTTGTATTTTTGAGAAATCTGTCTCATCAGTACAGGTAGATTACCTCCTGTAGACTCCCCGCTACTTACAAGTGTAGCAGGGAGTTTCGACTTTATGGGCGTGTGTTTTCAAGACCCTCCCACCGGGTCATGAAGGCTTGCTCGTCTTCCCCAAACTTGGAGAAGTTCTCTTCGCTGATAGCTTTATCCCACGCCTTCTCGGCGTTGGATACGTACCTCTTGATGTCGCTGGCAGTTGCCATGACTTTGTAGCTGCTGTCATCAACCAGCGAATATTGACCGCCTTTCATTTCGCGGTCATAACTTTCAATCCAGCGGATCTTCATAGAACTGTGAGCGTACTCGCAGTATGGGATATAAATTCCCGTCTCAATTTCCTGAGGTAAGTACTCTGTGTCTTGCAGCGATATAATGTGCGACACCATTTCTGGGTCGTTCTTGTTAATGACTCCGAAGAGCCATTCAATAACGTCAACTCCCTGTTCTGACAGCATCATTTTGAAGAATGCTGCTGCCATCTTGATTGTTGTCTTAATCGCTACGAAATTTTCTTGAATCTTCATAATTCTTAATTATTTATTGGTTAACCACAATACGCGGTTTAGCTACTATGCCCGCCACTCTTTAAGATTATATATGTGTGCATATATTATCTCTCAAGCTTATTTAAGGCTTTTTATACTGGGCCTAAAGAACATTGACCAGTTTAAATTAGATATAACCCTGTTTTAAGCGTTTCTAAGAAGACTTATTGTAGTATGTGGTATATATGTATATACTGTACTATTGAGTCGCTTAGAAGGCCTTATAAAGGCTATAAATGAATATGCTGTGAATTGCATATTCTTTTGTGTATATATTGTAGTGGGTGTTGTTTTGTAACACCCATATACACACAATACACTAGTAAACAGTTTATATACACATAGATATGGATATATCCTTATATATATATATGTATATAAAGGGGGAATGCCCTAGCCATTACAGCTAGGACATCCCCAAAGGCTACAGCTCGGACGCTGCAGCTTCGGCTTCCGCAACCTGCTCAGGGCTAGCGTTAACCAGGCGGTCGTAACGCGCCTTTTTAATGTTGAAGTCGAGGAAGACCTCCTCGACCGCAATCTCCGCCTTAGCATCCACGACCATTTCCTTGACCCTTCTCTCTTTTGCCTCCACTTCCCGCTCCGAAGAGCAGAACAATGTGGAGTGATCGAAGTCCGCCTCTCTGACCGCGTAGGTCTCGGAGGTGGTCAAGAAAAAGAACTCCTGGGACGACTGCCCCGAAGAGTCGAGAACCCTGGTCAAATCGCCAGGGTCGTTCTTTTGCAAAAGCGCGGGGCCAGTGATGGTAACGGCCTTGTTTTCGCCGTTATCATCCTGGAATTGTGAGATTGCTTTTATGATTCCCCCTCGGGGTTGGAAGTTACCCTGAGAATCCCAAGTGCCGAGCTGGACTCGGCATTGGCCCTTCTTTCGGCCAAAGTAACCCAGAATTCTCCCGGTAAATTCCTGGCTGGATGCGGTAACCTCCCCCATGAACATGGGGGTAACCACATCTGGGTTCAGGATTTTGACCATCTGTTTCCGGATGGTCGTTGGGTTAGGCAGTGCGGACACCGCCTGTACGTACTCCGCACTCCCTACTTGAACCATCTCGTAGTCGCCTTTCTGTAGCTTCTGGATGTTTGCTACTTGATTCATAACAATTTGAATTTAAAATTAAAAAATGACCCCACAATTCTTGACAACACCTTAACGCATGTGGGGGATGCATTCTGGCTTTTAGCTAGTGGGGGATATATAATGAGGTGGATCTAGAGTTTATGGAAACAGAATTTATGGAAACAGAGTTTATATATACAGAGTTTATAGAAACAGGGTTTATGGAAACAGAGTTTATACAAAAAGAGTTTATACATAGAATTTATATAATTGACTCATTAGAAGAGAATTAGCGTATATATAATAATTTTTTTATTATATTCGCAATGAAACGGTTTTGCTAGATGTGTTGGCCACCTTTTTGAGATCTAAGTTATTAGTTATGATAATATGATTTGGTTGGAGGTGACTTCCAGCATTGCGTAAGTAGAATTGATATTAAGAAGCAACTGCCACCTTAAATTCCTAGTCCCCGACAGTTGAGAGAACTGAAAATAAAACAGGTAGTATATGAGGTAGGGAAGCGCAGTTTGTATGTGTTAGCATACTAATTTATGAATAGTTTTAGTTTCTTTAGCCATAAGAAATACTAGTGGTTATATAGTCTAAAAAGATAGATATATAGCAATGATTTACAGAAGGGATATAAAAAATATCCATTAGCTTTTGTAAAGAAAGGTATTAGATAACTATGATTAAACTCCGATAAAGCTGGAGGAAACGAAAGCTTGAACCCGTGATTCAAAATATCAATAAAGGTTATAATAATATAACTAAACGTTTCATTTTATTGGATAAGAAAAGGTTGCATCTAAGAATGCGACTGGGCGAAGCCTATTTAGTTGTAAGGACATAAGCAGTTATATTATAATTGATATAATTGTTTATTTTTTATCCTTCTGTTTTTTTTAGGTACAACCCCATAGAGGTATTTTAATATACTTTAGTAATTAAATAACTATAATATTAAAATACATCAATGCCCTTACTATATCTTATTGTAAACAATATATATTATTGTAAGCAAAAGGATGTGGTAAGGGTTTTTTTGTTTATATAGGTAATGGAGGGGGGGATATTATTGTTATAATATATTATGGGGGATATATTATTAATAAATAATTATATTGTGTTTTGTACTTAAAAGACAGTACAAACAATAACATAAAAATAACAGAAGTAATATGATAATAGGATTTAGTGGTAATGAAGGATGTGGTAAAGATACAGCTAGTAATATGATGTGTAGTATAATAGGTAATAATTGCAAGCACAAGAAGTTTAGTGATATTCCTTCTGCTTTTTACAAAGAGCTAACTGGTATAGATTATACTAGTATTGTAGATAGGAGAATGAAGAATAAATTTAGAAGTGATTTTATTACTTATTGTGAAGGAACTAAAAAGCTATTGAATAATCAAGTATGGGCTAGAGCTTTATTAAAGGATTATACTGATAATATGTCTTGGATTATATCAGATGTTAGATTTATTGAAGAATGTAACTATATTAAGAGATTTGATGATACATATATTGTTAGTATAATTAAAGATAAAGAAGATCTTAAGTACTTAAATGATTATCCTTTTGATTATACTATATATAATAATGGTAGCTTGAATGACTTATTCTCTTCTGTACAAAAACTATACGATACTATTATTAATAAAAATAAGATTAAATATGAAGAGCAAAAAAGAAAAGAAAAATGATACTAGTGAGAATAGTATTATTGAAGAGCTAATATCTGAGTTTAACAGTCAGAATAAAAATGAGTATATAATATTTGATGAACATAAGTGTATAGTTGTTCATAAAAGGTGTGTTGATAATGATACTAATAATATATATATAGGTATGGATTTTGATGATTTAATTAATTATTTAGATAATGGTTATAAGTTATATGACAATAAAGGTAATATTATAAATTACGTATTATAGTTATGGATAATCTAGTATCTAAAGGTGAAAGAAAAGTTAGAAGTTGTTTGTTCTCAATGGGTATATCCTTTGAGACAGAAAAAGAATTTGATAATTTGATTAATCCAGATACAAAAGCTAATCTAAGATTTGATTTTTACTTACCAGAATATAATGCTGTAATAGAATATGATGGATCTCATCATCATACATCTAATAGTAAGTATCATAAAGGATGTAAGAAGTCATTTATAAAGCAGAAGAAAAAAGATTATATAAAGGATAAGTATTGTAAAGATAATAAGATATATATGTTGCGATTAGACGGTAGTCATTATAATAAAATTGCAAGTATAATTAAGAAGTTTATTGACAACATTAAAAGTAATAATTAAGCTATATAGAGAATAATAGAATTTATTGAAAAAATAAATATATATATTTGTCAATAGTTTATTAAAAAAAAACAAACCATGCCAAAACATACTAAATTACAAGTAAGATTAAGAAAGGATCATAGATTCTTTAATACGATTATTGAGAATATAGGATCTTTTTCTTTAGATAAGGAAGAAATTGACAACGATAAAGAAAACCAAACAGTAACTGCTAGAGTTGATGATACTGTATCTGAATTGGACTTCTATAAATGCTTTCTGCACTTGAGAAGTGGATTAGCTAAAACTGTTTATTCTACTGATAAACAAAGGTTGACAGATGTAACTATAGAGTATATGGCTACTATAATGAGTAAGCCTTTGGATTTTACTATGCCATCCAATGCAAAGAATAATGTACAAATCAATCTAGCTAAGGAGTTAGGCAGAACACCTAAGAGTGCTTATAGTGCAATTAACAGGTTAAAGAAAGCAGGTTATTTAGTTGTTACAGAAGATAACTTAATAATGCCTAACAGTGAATTACAAAAATTAAGGATTATAACAAAACAGCATTTAGATAAGCTCAGCAGCTTTCCTTTATGCTATATGATTAATTTTGTTGTAAAATGAAAGCAAAGCTAGACCCTCTTATAGAGCAAGCAATTCGTAAAGCAGCTGCAAATAATAATGTAAGCTATTCTGTAGCTAGAGAAGTAGTAATGCATAATTTTAATTGGTTAAGATCTAGTATAAGTAAGGCAGAATACGCTGCATACATTATGCCCAGATTTGCCAAGTTTGAATATTTTGTAAGACCTAAGTATAAGGGTATTGACGTTAATGAAGATGATTATCTAACATATGTAAACAATAGAAAGATTAAAGAGAGAAGGATGATAATTGAAGATGTTGATGAAGAAGAATATGATCCTAGTGTTATTAAAATTATTGATGATATATGTAAAGTCAAACCTTGTGATTTAACGGAATTACAGAAGAATGATGATTTTAAAAAAGCATATTGGTGCCACGGTGATGAGCACGGATGGAATAGAAAATATATGCTTATAACTTATGACTTAGATAAATTAGTTGAATTAAAAAATATATTATATAATGAGTAAGAAAGTTGTACCAAACAAAACCAAAATACGTAGGAAAAAAACCTCAATTAAATCATCAGATAAAGTTAACTCAGAATCAAGCACTAGTACTTTAGATAAGAATACAAGAAACTTGTTAATTGAACTAGAGCAGATATCAGTTGATATGCATAACAATACTAATGTATATAAGATTGATAAGCATTTTAAGAATTTAACTTTGAGCGGTGATAAGATTATAATTAAAATATTTAGGGAGAATTATATAAAGTATAAAGATAATAGTGACCCTACTAACCCTCAGTACATTTATGGTTATAAAATGATTGATGCTAGAGAAAGAGTAACTGATGAACCTAATTATGTACCTACACCCTTTCCTTATGTAGAAAAAGGTATTATAGTTGCTATATCACCTAAAGTTCAATTAGAGTTTGTTGAACAATCTAATAAGCTTTCTGAAGCGGGTGTTAAAGCTAATGTAAAAATACCTGAAGTAGGAGATATAGTTGAGATTAAGAGTTACTATTCTAGTACATGGTTTAAAGAAAATCGTTACTATATTAATAAGCAGGAAGCCGTACTTGATTATGTTGTAAACCCTTCAGATACTTCTGTAAATGTATTTGAACATTATTACGTTTTTGAAAGCTATGATTTGCTAGGAGTTAGCAAAGCAGATAAGGAATATTTTTATGATGAGGGTAATGACGGAGAGCCTAAGTGGTATAGAAACGAAATGAATTATTATCAACAAGAAATCAAAAAGATTGATAATATACTATCTGAAGAAGTAATGACTTCGATGAATAAACTTTAATAAATTTAATATGTCTAATTCAAGTAATAAAAATAATAACAAAAGCAGTAAGAAAACATCTACTAATAAAAGTAACACTACTAAAAATAATACAGTTACTAAAAAGCAAGAATCAAAACCAACCACTGTAGATACTACAACTGTAAATACTAAAACATCAGTTGATGATAAATCAGTAAAGCAATACACAAAAGCAGAGTTAGCACAGGAATATTCTAAACTACAGGGTAAGTTTAATAGTGTAAAGAAAGATCTGGATAGAACTAAATCTTTCTCAAGCACTGTTGAACGAGAATTAGAGCAGATAAGTAAATTGCATATCAAAGCAAAAGAAGAAGTGAAAAATCTTAGTAACACAGTAAATGTTCTTAGTTCTGAAAAGAATATGTTGATTGATAAAGTCAATGAATCTGTACCCAAAGAAATACTTAGATCTGAAAAGTTAATAAACAGACTTAACTGGTATTACAAAGATCTTAAGGGATGGGAAAGAATTACTGCTCATATTATACTGTTAGTAGCATTAAGTGGTATATGTTTAGGTTTGTATTATATTCTTAATATAGTTATTAATAATGAAGAGTTGTTTAATACAATAGCTCCTATCGTTTTGTCTCTGTTAGGAATATCTGGTATAACATTCCAAGCTAGCTCACTTAAGTCACCAAACAAGAAGTAATAATGTTATATTTTATATCGATAGCAGTAATATCTTTATTTGCTTATGATATAATACATAAAGAAGATCTGGAGGAGCATAAGGGAATACTAATTAATGTATCTCTTTTGCTTTCTCTAGGTTTTATAGTGTATTATTATGAAAGTACAATGCTACTTATATATTATACTATTATAGTGTTTTTATCATTTATGTTTAGATTAATGTATTTGAATGTAAATAAGCTATATAGTCTAATACCCATAGCTATTATAATATTAGTTACTTTTTTTGCTTCTGTAAAATATTCAGACATAACATCTGCTATTAACGTTATTAATCCTTTTGTTAATAACGACTATATTAAAGAATTGAATATGATAAATAATCATAAAGAATTAATAGATAGTTTGAATAATGAAGTCGTAAAACTAGAAACTACTATAAGCAGAAATAGTATGAAGTTAGATTCATTAAATAAGATTATTAATGAAAGTAATTATGATGAGTCAGCAGACTTCTTAAGAGATTTTTTGAAAATAAAATAGAATGAAATTATTAATAAAAACAATACTATCTGTTTTGTTTATAACACTATCTACTTCTGTATACTCTCAAGTAAAATACGAACCACAAGATACTTGCATTAATAATATATTGTGGCAAAGAGTAAGGAGTTCAGTTAAGGATGTGTTAGAATATAACAGCATATTGGAAGAAAAGCTTGAAATAACAGAAAATAACTTAATGAATAAATCATTACAATCATCTGTTCTGAAAAAGCAATTAGATGAATCTAATAAGATAATAGCCAGAAATGAATTAACTATAGTATCTCTTAATAGAGATTTACAAAAGGCTAGGGAGAAGAATAAGATAGACTTATTAGATAAAGGGAACTTGCTGTTCTTAAGCATAGTAACATTAACAATATTAATAGTAAGATAATGGAGATTATAGATAGTTTAGTAGCTGATATATTAAGAGTAAATCTTTCAAGTAAATATTGGCATTGGATAACTACAAGTGAAGCAGAACATAATGCAACTACATATTTATATAAGAATCTTAATAAATTAGTAGATGTATTAGTTGAATCACATCAGGGATATAATAATACTAGAATAACAATACCTAGTAATGTAGATATGATATCGTATAGAGAAATGATTCCTTCTGTAAAGGAGTTGATATCTAAGTGTGAGACATCCTTTAATAAAATAGATTCAGAAGATGTTAAAAATACTATAGCTGAAATTATATCAGTATGTAATATATTTATGTATAAACTATCTTTACGATAGTTAAGCAGTTAATAAAATATAACATTGAAATGAAGATAACCAAAGACAATCTTACTTTTGATAATGTTAAAAGCTTTATTAGAGGTAATACAAATATGTATCTAGATAAATTAGGAGTTGAAGTATTAGAAGACTATGAAAAAATACAAGTACTTCTTAGACAAACTTTGTGTTCTCCATGTGTAGATGCTGGTAAGTGTTTAGTATGTAATTGTACAACACCTAATCTGTTCTATGATACTAAAAGAATAGATTCCAAAGCTAAATGGAGACAGATGTTAAATAAAGAAGAATGGGATAAGTTCATCAAAGAAGCTTCAGATAAAAATGTATCAGTTGATAATCTAGAAGCTTTATCATTATTATATAGCGATTACTATAAGAATAGTAATAGTACAGTTTCAGTGAAATCAGTAAAAGACGTAACACATGTTGTATCCAACGGTAGTAATTCATCTGAAGTATCTTCGATATATATTAATCCAGAAAGACTTGTCAAAGATTTTAAGAATGTTAAGCACAAGTCTAGCTTAAACTATACATTTTCATTTCCAAACACAACTAAGCATACATTATCAATATCAGGAGTGAATACTTCGTGTGGTTGTACTGTTCCTTCATTTACAAACAAAGTTTCAGGACCAGGGACATATCTATCATTTACAGTTTCATACGATACTAATATATTAGGTGCTTTCAAAAGAACTATTAATCCCAAGCTTAGAGTTCATGATTGTAATAACTGTCATGTAATGTGTCCTTCTTTTGTAATACAAGGAACTGTTATTAAATAATAAATATATCACAAATGAGAGATAGACTTTTTACTATCATAGATGGGGAGCCAGTAGTTACTGCTCCCCTTGTGAATTTAAAATCTTTCAAAAAACTATGGGAGACAGACAAAACAGAAGATAAATCTATATATAAAAAATGGATGTTATACATATACTATATGTATGATTATCGTTCTGAATTTTTTGAAGAGAAAGATAAAGAATCAAAAATACTAAAAGAGGTATTCGGGAAAACAGATGTTAGAATACCTAAAAGGTTAACACCTTGTATTGATGATTATATTTCCCGTAATACTCCAGCAGAACAAAGAACATTACAAGCAGCTATTAACTCAGCAGACAATATAGCTGATAACTTATCTAAACTACAACAAAATGTAAGTCAATTAGATAATGTTATAGAAGCATTAGAAAAACAAGTAGATAAAAGCTTAAAGGAAGGAGATGTATTAGTCTGTGTAGAATTGACAAAAGAAAAGTTAAAGATTCAGGAATCACAAATGACTCTTATTAATAAATCTGCAGATCTAATACCTAAGATTGAAAGAAATGTTGAGAGTATTATTAACCTGAGAGATAAGGTAGAAAAGTCAATGAATAAAATATCAGATAGCGGAGAGAACTTAGAATCTTATATTATTGATGATTTCCTTACTAAGAAAGAATTAGGTGTATATAATCAATAAGTATAAACTATTAAATAAATAATCAAACATGCCAGACAATCCACTCCATTTAGATCATTATGTATCATTTCATATAATTATTGAATCAATAAAACCTGTAGAAAATGTTGATAAAAATTCAGGATTAAGAAGCTATTACACTCAAAGTAATATGTATGAAGTTAAATTAGCTAATTACAAAAAGGAAAATATTAACATACCTAAAGGATTAGATACAGAAGCAGACAAATTAGATATTGATAATAAGAGTGTAGTTATTCTGAACAGAGTTACTATGTCAGAACCTGAAGACGTTGATAATCTTATAACTTTTTTACAAGGATTGAAAGATAAAATGGTGAAGACAAAAGAGAATAAATAATATAATTATAAATAATGAGCAATGACGAATTTGATAACTTACAACCTCAGTCCTATTTAAATGTAGACCAATTAATAAAACTATATGATTCTTATAACAAAAGATCATTAGAACCCACCACCAAAGAAAAGCTAATTATAAATCCTAAGTTAGCATACGAAATTACAGACCAGTTGTTACATGACTCTATACCTTATGAATTAATCAAAAGATATAGAGATGTATATGGAGAAATAAGTAAAGTATCAAAAGTAAATCCTGTATCAAATCTGAATTGGGATTTTTTATACTTTGTTAATTCTGACTATTTTAGACCAGCAGCATTAGCTTTTGAAAGATCAGAAAGAGCTGTCATAGGTAGTAAAATAAAAGCATCATATACTCAACATATTCCTGGTACAAAATCTTACGAGAAATTTTGGGAGCAAGAGTTTACTAGAATAGTAAGTGGATATGAGCCTATTATTGATGGTAAACCATGTGGATTAAGAATATCAGGAGAATTCTATTTCTACCTTAATTATTGTAGAATAGAAAAAGTAACAAGAGATAATTCAGGTAAAACAATAGTTAGATCATCCTTTCCTGACTTTTTAGCTATGGACTATTACTACTTTAAAGAATTAGAGTCTAGAGAGAATCCATCAATATATGGATATGATGATAGTTATAAAAGATCTATTGCGTTAGTTAAATCAAGACGTAAAGGATTTAGTTATAAAGCGGCTGCAGGATGTGTATGGATAGCTGCATTTAATAAAAAAGCACGTGTAGGTATAGCTAGTGAACCCAATACAAGTGATGCAACAGATGCTGTTAAATGTGCTAGAAAGTGTTTACCTATTATAGATCATTTAACATTATATACTCCTTTTGGTAGAAAGAATCCAGGTGATCCTAAGATAAATGGAGGATGGATACACTCTAAAGCTAAAAACACTGATAAATACTTTTCATTTACATTCGGATTAGAGAATACAAAAACCAGAGGTCAAAGAGGTAGGATGTCATCTATATTTACAATGTCATTATCTAAAGATGATGCTGCTTCAGGTGAAGGTCTCAATAGATTGTACTTTGAAGAATCTGGTAAAATATCTAACCTTGATAAAGCATGGATATTTGCTAGAGAGTCGATGAAAGCAGGATCGTTATTTCGAGGGGTGGCTGTTCTATACGGAACCGGAGGTGAGATGAAATCGTCATCAGGTGCAGATGGTTCATCCAAAGCATTTAGTACACTATTTAATAATCCTGTAGCAGCAGAACTAGCTGCTTATGATAATATATATGAGTACAAAAACAGTAATGAAAAGTGTGGCTATTTCGTAGCTGATATGTGGTCTAACTTTGGAGCATATATAAAGATTGACGGTAAGATATATGAGTCTTTAGATAGAATGGGTAATGCATTCTTTTGGGTTGCAGAACTAGCTCTAAACAAAGAAAGGTATGATAAGATGCCACCTAAAGGTAAACAGAAGGACTATAATGATTTCTTAACGCAGAGGTGTAAGACTCCTTCTGAAGCTTTTTTAGTAACTTCAACAAACATATTTAATTCCGCAGATATTATAGCGAGAATAAATAAAATCAAAATGGAAAAAGGAGGGTTTTCTAAATACAGAACACCCGGAGAACTATATACTACTACTAATAATAATGTACAGTTTAAACCTAATAACCTATTAGAACCTGTAACTAATACTAATCAATCATCATCAAATAGAGAAGGTTGTTTATTAGTATACGAAAACCCTATCAAAATTAATGGATCTATACCTGAAGGAGCATACATAATTGCTGTTGACCCAATAGCTATGAATAATTCAGGAGGTAACTCTCTTAATGCAGTTATTGTTATGAAAACACCTAGATATTCTGATGTAATGGGTCCTGAAAAAATAGTAGCTACATATTTTGGTAGATCTTCAGTTAGACCTTTAGACTATCTACATAGATTGCTTTTGAACTTAAGTAAGTATTATAACGCACAAATATCACACGAGAATGATAGAGATGGAGGTATATTAAGTTTCTTTACTCACAAGAATGAACTACATAGACTTATGCCTTCACCTAGACTTGTCACTAAAAAATACTTACCAGGTAGTAAAACATTGCTAAGAGAATTCGGACATTCTATGGGTAATGAAAGATTAAAGAGTGTTGGTGAAGGTTATTTGAACGAGTGGTTAGACTTTAGACATCCTTCTAGAAAATTAGTAAATGAATCCACAGGTAATATAGAAGAGAAAGAGGGTCTGAGAAATCTTGATATGATATATGACGAATTAATTCTGGATGAATTAGTTAATTATAATCGTAATGGAAACTTTGACTCTACTATGGCTCTTATGGGAGCAATGGTTCAATTGTCAGATAAGTTTAATACACAAGGAGATGTATTTGTAGATAATGACTATTATAATGAAATAGATAGGCAAATGGTATCATATATTAAAGATAAAGTAGGTGATTACTTTTAAAAGTATTACAACAGTATAAATAATATAGTTCTCAGTATTAATAGCATAGTTATTATAAACAATAAATAAAATGATATTTCCTACTCAAAAGATAGATTCAAAAAAGAAGGATAAAACTTGGGCTAGACGATGTATAGACTTTGTTATAGCTGAAGGAAACTCAACTCTTCGTTCTGATATAATTAGAATGCTAAGTAACTATAGACTGATTAATTCTCAGATGGAAGAAGAAGAGATGAGATCTATATGTAAAGTATTAGGAGTTAATGAAAAAGCAGGCAAGAAGTACATAAGCATGTACAACAAAACACCTAATATATTATCTACACTTAAAGGTGAAGAATTAGATAGACCCTTTACATGGACAGTTACATCTCTTACAGATCAACCAGATAGTAAATACATAAGAGATCAAGAAATTGAATACTCTAAAATAGTTGATGAGATATTTAAATTAGAATCAGAAAAGATATCTAAGATTATAGAGATTGAAGTACAAAACGAATTACAGAATATACCTGAAGATAAAAAGGAACAAGCTATACAGGAATTGGAAGCTAAGTATAAAGAGAAGTATTCTAAGATACTTGATATAGAATCTATAGAATCAAAAAGAAAAAATATATTAAAAGAAAAAGAATCAGCAATATCTAATCTTATGAAAATAGCATTCAGAAGAATAGATATGAGATTTATTAAGAATGAATGCTTTTCAGATGCAGCAATAGCAGGTAAAGAGTTTGTAGAAATAACCTTTGAACCAGGCAATCCTATTCCTATTATTAGACAGTTAAATCCTACTAATGTATTTTATCATAAATCGCCAGACAGTCCTTTTACACATGATTCAGATTATGTCGGATATCAGGAAGAGATTACATTAGGACAAGCGTTAGATCATTATGGTGAACTAATGACAGATAATGAAATTAAGAGATTACAGACGTTCTCTTATGATAATACAGGTAAATATGGTACTAGCGATAGTATGTTTCATACTAGAGCAGATAGACATGCATCCTCGTGGTCAGCAAAAAGAGAAGCTGGAATGTTTCCATCAGGAGCTAACATAGATCCACAAGCTATGATGGTAATGGATGGCAAGTATATGGGAATACCTACATCTAGTTATACTAATGGTAATAATATATACGGTCCTGGTTTATATGCAGACTCAAGAACTTATAATGGTCGTTATGTTTCTGTTTATACAGTTTATTGGAAATCATATAGAAAAGTATATAAATATACCTATACTGATGAATATAACGAATTGTGTGATGAGATAGTAGATGAGTCATTTGTTGTACCTGATAATTACAAAACTGAGAAATATAGACCAACACCTTTTGCTGATTATAAAACTAAAAAGATATGGTATGATGATGATGATAAATACAATTGTATTGAAGAAATGTGGATACCTGAAATATGGAAAGGTGTAAGACTTAACGGAGATATTTACGTTAATGTTGGTCCTTTAGAAAATGCATATCAATCTTTAATCAATCCATACAAAACTAAAATACCTGTATTAGGTTTTATATATAACAGCAGAAATACAGGAATACTTTCTATTGTTGACAGACTTCAGTCCTGGCAGAAACTATATTATGCTGTTATGGCTAGACTTGTTAAAAACCTCTCTCAAGACAAAGGTGTATTAACATTCTTAAACTCTCTTATGGTAAGTGACGAAATAGGACTAAAAGCTACACTTGCTATGGCAGAAGATGGTAATATAACTCCGTATAATCCTTTGGCTTATTCTAAAGGTAATGTAGGTGTAATGAATACTATGAAAGTAGCAGAAAGAATAGATGCTACTAACTCTACAGTAATACAATACTATATACAATTATTACAGTTTATCGAGAACCAAATGATAGAAGCTGTAGGTATGTCTCCTCAAAGACTTGCTAAGACTAAAGTAAATACTACAGCTACTGACAATCAAAGAGAGACAATGCATAGTATGAATATTACAGAACCATTGTATTATGCTCATGATCTTCTGTGGGAAAAAATATGCCAGACTTATATGGAAATGTTAATATCATCTTTATCAGAATCCAAAGGAAAATTTAGAGGTATGATAGATGATAAGCATATGGCTCTTATCGACTTAGAATTGTTGTCACTAGAAGATGAGTATCTTATTAAAATATCAAATAATATTAAGAATAATAAAATACTTGATATTATGAAGTCACAAGTTCACGCTATTATTCAAAACGATAAAGCTAATTTATCTACACTTATATCTATGCTTAAGACAGATGACCTAACAGAATTGGAAGATTATCTGTTAGATCTTGAAACTAAGATGAGCAAACAAGAAGAAATGCGTGAACAATCTAGGAGAGAACAAGAAGAGAAGATTGAAAAAATGAGATTAGAACAAAGAGAAGATGAGCAAATAGCTAAACTTCAATCTGACTATCTCAATAATATTATGAAGAGAAATACTGATATTGAAAGAGAGCATATCAGAGGTAAGTATTTAATAACATCTTATAATTTACAGAACGATAATGATGCTGACGGTATTCCTGACATTATGGAAGCTGACATTAAATACAAGAAATTTATTAATGACGTAGCTGCTAGAGAAGAAAAGATAAATTCTGATAGACTAAAGTTATTATTAGATCAGGAGGAAATGGAAAGAAAGAAGAAAGAACATGAAGATAAGATGCAGCTAGAAAGAGAAAAACTGAAACAGCAAAATACAAAACAAGCATAACCAATATTAATTATGATTACCGATTCTAATACAACCAAAATGAGCATACTCCGTGGAGCTAAATTACTATCAGATACTGTTAAAGTTACTTTAGGTACAAAAGGTAGATTAGTAATGTATACTAATTATAGGGATTTTTCTGATCCAGAAGGATATCCTGTACTAACAAAAGACGGAGTTACTGTAGCTAAAAATGTTAAATCAGATGATCCTGTAGAACAACAAGCTATTAAAATAGTAAGACAAGCAGCAAAAAATACAGTAAATAGTAGCGGCGATGGACCACAACCACTATACGCTAAAGTTCTTACACCTAATGGTTTTGTTACTATGGGATCTCTGAAAGTAGGTGATGAGATATGTGGTACTGACGGTAGTATACAGAAAGTACTTGAAATACATCCTAAAGGATTAAAGAAGGTGTGTAAAGTAAAATTCTCAAGAGGTAAAGTAGTTGAATGTTGTGAAGATCACTTGTGGGAAATACATGATCTGAATGGTTATAAATCAATTAAGACTACTAGAGAAATATATGATTCTGGATTATTATATCATAGAAATTCAGGTAAACATCAGCTTAGGTTTTTTGTAAGAAAACCTAACATAGATTTTTCTGAGAAGGAGTTAACAGTTCCTCCATACTTGTTAGGTATACTGATAAGTAATCCTACTCTTTCTGATGACAACAATAAGCTTACAGTTAATATATTACAGAAGAAAGCTAGTGTTATTAGATATATAAATGAATATCACAATGTATCTATGAAAACATATATTGATGATAGTCCTGAAAGTGTTATTAGATCTAAAGCTAACAATACATATTACACTATAACTTTTGAGGATAATACTTTATTAGATCAATTGAGAGATTTAAAAATATTTGATACTGATTATTACAGTAGAGTTATACCTGACATATATAAGTATTCCAGCTATTTACAAAGAGAAGATATCCTTAACGGATTTATTGACGGTAGCGGATCTATAAAAAACAGAAGAACTTTTCAGTACAAAACAGCAAGTAGTACAATAAAAGATGATTTTATAGAATTGTGTCAGTCATTAGGTCAGGATGTTAAAAACAAAAGATATACTACAACCGAAAATGGAAGATATCTTATTCCAGAACCTATATATAAAATATATGAGGTATCTAATTATAAGTATGGAGATAGAATAGAAGATATTGAATTTACAGATACAGAGATAGAAATGATGTGTATTAAAGTATCTAATGAAGATCATCTATATATTACTGATAATTATATATCAACACATAATACTACTACAACTGTTATACTATCTGAAAGTATTATATCAAAAGGATATGAGCTATTAAGTAAAGGCAATGTTTCTTCATGGGAGATGAATAAGGAGATAGATGAAGCTGTTGAAGATATATCACAATATATATTAGATAATTCAACAAATTTATCAAACGATATAACTGCTTTGAGAGAGTTGGCATCTATATCAGCTAATAGTAAAGAAATAGGAACTATGATATATGATATAGTTGATGAACTCTCTATTCATTGTGATATTGAGGTTAAAAAAACCAAAAGGAATATAACAGAAATAGAAGCAGTGAATGGTATGAAATTGCACAAAGGGTATTATGAATCATTTATGTGTAATGATTATAAATCAATGACCTTCCAAGCCAGTAATGTTAATATACTTATATATGATGGTATAATTAAGGACTATAGTAATATAGCTCCTTATGTAAAAGCATCTATAGATGATGATAATAATATAGTACCTCTTGTTATATATGCCCAAGATGTTAACAGGATAGCTATTAACAGAATAGAGGGTATGTTAAAATACAACCCCAGACCTTTAATTATAGTAGAGCATGATGGATTTGGTGACAGAAGAATAGATATAATGGAAGATTTTGCTCTTATTACTGGAGCTACTATTGTAACAGAGAATAGTAACAACAATGTAATAATGATTAAGAATGCTTTTGGTAAATGTGATGAAGTATTTATTAATGATAAGTATAGTTCTTTTGTAGGAGGTAAAGGAAATCAAGATCTAATTGACGATCAGATACTAGATATTCAAGATTTAATAAAAAATACAGATCCTAATAACAAGCAAGACATTAGATTTTATAATAAAAGAATAGCTAATCTATCTGGAGGTATTGCTGTTATCCACGTAGGAGGTAATACTCCTTTTGAAATGGAAGAAAAGTATATGCGTATAGATGATGCTGTACTAGCTGTAAAGTCAGCAATAGCTTCTGGTATTAGTATCGGAGGCGGTGTAACTTGGATAAGAGCTAGCCATTATGCTATAAACAAAACAAGAGGATATAATAGAATTGATAATCCAGCATATTTTATGGTTTTTGATAGTCTTCAAGAAATACCAATGCAACTACTAAAAAATTCAGGAGAATATACTAGTGAATTCTTTAAAGAACTTAAATCAAAATATCTAAGCGATAAACCTAAAGGTTACAATCTTGTTGACAGAAAGTTCTATGATATCTCTAATTATAAAGTAATGGATGCAACTTCTGTATTATTAGACGCTATATCTAATTCATCTAGTGTTGCTAAATCTCTTCTGTCTGTAGAGAAAGCTATACATTTTGATAATAACGTAACTGGATTAAACTAATTATATCTATAACAACCATAGGTAAAATAAAAGGCTATTTATAAAAATGTTAGAAGCACTAACAAATGAGATAGCATCAAACTAAACAGAAAATAAATCTAAATTTAAGAACCATGTCTAATGAGTCAAAAGAAAGTGTTGAATATATGTTCGATGAAAGTATATTAGAACAATCAATACGAAATGAAGTAAGTAGTGCTGAACAAGGAAGTAATAACTCTAATAATAATGGAGGAGATACTGATAATAATAACAGTGTAAATCCTTTTAATTATGACTTGGATGCTGCTATTTATAATGAACTGTCAGGATTAAAGTCAAAAACTGACAATAACGATCTTGATGAAAATATTAAAGAATTACATCAGGATGCGGTATCTAATAACAACGATGATACCAAAACATCAGAAGTTAATACAACCTCTAATAATAACTCTAATAGTATCGAAGATAACGATCCTTACCAATTAGCATTAGACGTTATTAGAGAAGAGAACTTATTGTATATACCAGATGATTTTGAAGGAGAACTAGATGCTGATGCTATTGATTACTTCAAAAGACAAACAGAAGCAATAAGAGCTAACCAAATAATCCAATCTCAAAGAAATAAATTTCAAAACGATCCTTATAAGTTAAGACTATTTGACTATTTCTTCACAGCAGGAGCTGATGCAGACATTCCTACTTTTACTCAAATAAATGATGGGCTAGAATATTGGGATAGTTTTGATACAAAAGATGAAGAAAATCAAAAACTAATTATATCAGAATATCTTAAAGACGGGTTAAACGAAAATAATCCAAGCTATGAGATATTATTAGCTGATATAGATAAAAAGGTTGATGATATAATTTCATCGTACGAAGGTGAAGATAAAGCTAATGAAGCTAAAAACTACTTTATTGAAAAACATAAAGAGTATATGGCTGAAGAACTTCAAAGAGTTGAAGAGCAGAATACATTAAGAATGCAATATGAACAGTCTTTGGAACACCAAAGAATGGATTGGAATAAGAAATTTGCAGAATCAATTAATTCAAAGAGCTGGTCACCTTCTAAAAAACAAAACATAGTAAATGAACAATATCAGGAAGTAATGTATAATGGCCAATACATGCCAGTATGGTATGTCAAAGAATCAATAATTAAAAATAATCCTGAGTTGTATATTACTTACTTAGACTGGTTAAATAATAATTTTGATTTAGAAACCGAGTCATTTATTAAATCAAGTAACAGCGAATCAGAAGAAAAAACACAAGTTACTAGAAAGATATTAGATCTTATTAACAAAAAACAAGGGAAAGCAAAATCCCACCAGATGAATTATAATAGAGAATCTGAAGAAGAGGAGGATATAAAAGTAAATCCTCTGGATAATATTTAGAAACAAATTTTTAATAATGAGTATTAATACTGTAGATTTTACTCAAGCTAAAGTAAGTAATAAAAGACCAACTAAGTTAACTGACGGACTTACTGTTACTGAAGAGCTTAAAGGAAAACACCTGCACCAAGCATTTGGTACAGATAATCTTGCTAATATCAATATTGGTTATGCACAAATCTTTGCTGCAACTGACAGATATTATGGCAAACCTTTAGTAGGGATAAAATAGTTGTCCCTCCTCATAGTAATATGGGGACAAATAAGAGAGTAAATTGCTGGAAACTCTCAAAGCCTCTATGCCACGGACATAACTTGTAAAAGTAAATATCTAAGGAGCGAAAGCAGAAAAAAGTTAGAGGATTACCTATGGGGAAACCCTAATGGCGAATGAACAGACAATCAGCAGGCAAGACTTATGAAAATCGTACTTTCTGAAAAACAAATAGCAAGGCATGTACAGACTTGAAACTTATTCTATCAGTGCCAGTAGTAAAGTTTGTAATTACCTCTATCAAAACTCAACGATTTATTTGGAAAGAAAGTACAATAAGTATATTAAATATACTAGTAAGTAAGCTTCATCGACTATAATCTCTCCATCCTACTGTAAATTAAGAGGATGATGGTATAGTCAGGCCTTTGTAGAAATATAAAGGATAAATTCGGACCGAGGCTAAAGGAAAAATTAAGAAGATAAACTCACACGGGTTCCGCTGGGAACTTTCAGGAGGTGCAGCTCAAAAAGCACGTGTAACAAAAGTAGTTAACACTGATGCATATCCTGGTATCAACCACAGCTATGTTGATATCGTAGTTGATAAGCCATACTTCAATATCTCAGATATTGTACAGCCACAAAGCAATGAATACCGCCTTCGTGTTGTATCTAAGGATGGATCTCGTAAGTATCGTAAGCTTGGACCTAACCAGTTCCAGTATACTTTACAGTTTACAACTAATGATAGAAATATGAGCTTACCTCGTACATTCCTTCAGAATGGTGCAGAATGGAACAAAGTATCTAGTGCAGTTGCTAATGAAGACAACCGTGACTTTGGTGGATTCCAGTTCTATAGCATCTTCCAAAGCGAAGGGTATGTTCAGCAGCACGCTATCAAAGTAGAACTTTCTGACAAAGCTGCTCGTAAAGCTAAGGCTTTTGCTGACGAAGGTGACTTTGATAAAGCTGGTAATGACCTTGGACGTTATGCTAACTCTATCCGCCACATGTGGACAAGCGTTGGATTCAACAAAACAACAGGTCTTCCAATCATGCGTTTTATGTCTCTGCTTGATGCAGAAGCATTCAACGAACTATACCGTAACGTAGAGAACACTCTTATGTTCGGACAAGAATCTAATATTCTTTATTCTCCAGAAGGACATCAGATCTATACTGCAAGCGGTCTTCGTGAGCAGCTTCGTTCTGGTTGGGTATTGGAGCATAACGGAAACATGAGCCTTCAAGAACTTGAAGATTGGTTCGATTCAATCATCAAAGATAAAATCTCTGAAGGTGAGCAGCAGATTGTATTATCGGCTGGACGTGAGTTTCGTAAGATGTTTGATCGCATGATCAAAGCTGATGCTTCTTCTTTCGTAACTCTTGACACTATGTTCCTTCGTAAAGGAGATGGTGTACGTCACTTAGATTACGGATCTTACTTCGCAAGCTACAAAGGATTCACAGTGGATATCACTGTAATGGAGAATCCAGCATATGACAATGCATTCTATTGCCCACAGATGCACCCAGTAAAAACTAACACTCCAATTGATTCTTGGCGTGCAGATATCCTTGACTTTGGTTATTCAAAGCAGCAGGGAACTGGAATGACAACTGACAATATCAGTATGATAGCAGAGGATTACTGTGACTATCACATAACTTATAACGGAAAGTGGTACGCTTTCGACGGCAAATCAGGTCTTCCAATTACTGACGGCGGGTTGGGCCAGGCAGGTGGAGTATCTGGTTACTCTATCGTTCGTGAAAAATCAGCAGGTCTGATGGTAGCTGACGTAACTCGTTGTGGAAGCATTTATCTGTCTATTGATGAAAGTGAATATGCAGTTGATGCACCAAGCTCTGCACCAGCTTATTGGAACTGGTAATTTTAGAAACATTATTAAACCTAGGGATTAGATAAATACTAGTCCCTAGGATTAATTAAACTCAAATCAAAATACTAAAAATGAATAAAAATAAAATAATCAGATTACAGCCAAGCCCTTATGTTAGTACAAGTATTCAGCTAAAAATGGCGCAACCTAAAACTAATTCTTCAGGTTATGCCGTTACTGATAGTCAAGGAAGAATACTACAATCAGAAGTATCTGTTAATGACGCTGTTCAAGTACCAGGTACATCTAAAACAATTTCTCCAGTACTAACTTCTTCTGGCTTAAAAACAGGATTAGAGAAGATCGTAGAGAATCCTTACAAAGACTTAGATGGATATTCTCCGTCTTGGGGAGAGAAAATATTTAAAGGTAAAGACAAAGTATCATTACAACATATACTTGAATATAAGCACGGTAGAGAATATAACTACTATAGTAACAGGTATATGGATACTATTGTTAAGTCTACAGAACTACATGAAAAGCCATTCTTTCTTACCGACAAATGTAAACTAAGACTGGACGGTAACGTAGTCTTTTTAAATCTCAACAATCCATTAGACGAAGTCAGATACTATATGATTTTGATACATCCTTTTGTAGCTAACTCATATAAAGACTTAGACGATGGTAAAAACAGAAAAGCTGGATATTACATTGTAGATGAAGAAGAAGTAATGGATCTGAAGCTAGAGAAAGTTAAGAGGCAAACTAAATCTGCTGCAGCTCTTGAAGAACTTAACGAAAAAGAAGATTCTATAATTGTAAACATGGCTTACGCATTAGGTATTGAAGAGCGCAATCCGATTAAAACATTATGCTATAAATATATACACTCATACTATAATAGATCAGAAGAGAACTATGCAATATTTATGAAGTTCTTTGATATGTATAAAGACAGTGGTAGAAGAGACAGATTCTTCGCTAACGGTCTTGTACAAGAGTTATTAAACTATAATGTATTGAGAAGTAGAGATAGTAAACTATATTGGGTTATGCCTGAAACAGACGATAAACCTATGCGTACTTTCGAGTGGTCTTCAAAGGACAAGTTTATATCTGAATTTATTTTAGCTCCTGAATATCAGGAAGAATTTGAAATCATGAAGAGTATTCTTGAGTCGAGAAAATAAAATTAATTAAAAATGCTTATTGATCAGTTACATTATAATGTAAAATTAGAAGCTGAAAGAGTTGATTCACAAGACAAGATTGATCTTGAACCTGTAGAAATTGACGCTTATTTGAACAAAGCTATATGGGTATATTTGAAAGAAAGATATTCTGTATTACCTGATAAACCTAAAAGAGGTTTTGAAACTGATCAAATGAGAATATCACAACTAAGTTCATTACATATAAAGTCTCCACATGTACAACCTCCATTACAACCTATATTGTTACAGGATGGTTTATATGAGGTAAGATTAAATGATTTAGGTAATAATATTGATGGTCAATATTTTAGATACTTATTCTTAACAGATGGTTATATAAAAGGTATCAAAGATGGTTGTACAAAAATGATAGGTCTTAAGCATCATCAGGTTGATGATAGTAATACAATATATACTGCTGCAAATTGGACTTGGAGACGAGTTAATTACAATTTTGGTAAGAGCAGTTTTGTTAACGATCATATAACTATAGATGAATCAGCACAAAGCCCTGATGTTACAATGGATTTAGTTGACAATAACAGCAGAAATAATAACGATGAATTATCAAGTCTATACTTAGATACTAGAAACAAGTATGGAGAACCTCAGTTTGAAATTGAGGAAGTTTACTTATCATATATTAAATATCCTAACAGAGTATTCTATGGAGGATATGATCATATAGACGGAATGTCTAACTCTAACAGTCCTAAAATACATTGTGATTTCGATGAAATTACATGTAATGATATTGTATCTATAGCTGTAAGATTAATACAAAAAGATATATTGTCTGATTATAATGCTATGGTTCAGGACGAAGTTAGAAACTTAAAAAACTAATTAAATAATTAAGAAATGGTATCTATTTCAGACGTTGAAAAGATTATAGTAACTCGTTCAGGTGCAGCTGTACCTGTAGCTGGTACTAGTTTATTTAATCCAACTACAGGCGTATTTAACGGAGCTGTAGGAGGATTAGGTGCTTACATTGATCAAGCTGGTTCTGGCAACCCTGTTGCTGTAACAACTGGTTCTTATGCAGGTGAGCCAATTCGTTTTATCCAGGTTCGTGATACATCTAACGATCGTACACCACTACCTAACCGTTACCTTGAGCAGTCTCAGTACATTCACGGAAACTGCCAGTTTGGCTTGGAGATTGCTGGTCAGCCAGTAGTAGCTCCTTCTGTAAACTCTTGGTTACTTGGTGCACCTAACGCTCAAGTAACAGACACAGGTAAAGTATCAGTATCGTCATTGAATACTTATGTACTTAACGCAACTTCTCACGGCTACCGTACAGATATGTACAACTCTCTGTACAACATGCCTACATCTTATGGTCGTTTTGAATCACCAGATTGGGCTACTACTTCTGTAACTACAGAAGCAGCTCGTCGTGACTATACTATCCAGAACCTTGTAGCTGACTTCAACCGCAAGAACTCTGGAAGCCAGTGGAGTCAGTATGGATTTGCTTTAGCTATCTCTACTGCTGATGTAGCTGCTGGTATTGATGTTGGTTCTGTTACTCTTAATAGCACTATCACAATTGGTTATGACAAAGGATGTAAGCCAGTTAACGTATTGGTTACAGCTGAGCGTAAAGCAGCTCTTGATGCTCTTGCAGCTCACTTAGATGCATTGACTTACACTAACGCATCTATCGTACCTTACAATGTATCACCTAACTGCGGTTCTGGTGTTGCTGCTGGTACTAGCACATCTGATATGATTTTCATTGTAGCTATTGACGAAGAGTTAGCTTACTATGATGAAATTCCTAATACTAAGCGTCGCTTAGAGGTTAGCTTAAACGAAGGATCATTGATCCCTTCTGTAGCTAAAACACTTATCACTGAGCCTAGCGAAGGACAAGGACAAGCTCGTAACCTGCGTTTAGATTACATCAACGAAGAGCACTACCGTAGCTATACTAGCTCACGTGAGTGGGGTGCAAACCATGTTGCATATCCAGACGAAATTGATTTGTCTAAGACATACAACATTTACACTATTACTCACTGCCACACTCGTTCTGCAACTAGCGGACTTCCTAGCGTATCACCACACCGTACAGTAATTGCTGTACCTAGCGATGATGCTACTATGAAGAACTATGTAGAATCTGTAGTAAATGCAGTAGCTACTTATTACGGATACCCTACGGTAACACTGTAATCTGAGCTAATAGAATAAATATAATAACATAAGTTATTAACATAAGGGGAGGGACCTAATCCCTTCCCTTTTTTTGTAATAAGAAAAAATATAATAAAATGACAACTGTTGATATTCGTTTACCTAAATCCTTTTTTGTAAGCAGAAAGTCTGGTTCAAATGTAGCAGGTCTTATTCCTTCTGCTAAAGAAACACGTAGCCTTATGGAATGGGTTAATGAGAGAATTACAGAAGAAGATCTAGTACTTCTCCAGTGGTTAGAGACTAACGTAACTGCTGCTACTCCTAGCTTTATCGCAGGAGCATATGTAGATAATGACGCAGCAATTAATGGAGGACTTAGTGAAGGAGATATTTACTATAATACTTCAACTGGTTTTCTTACTGCTGTTACTGCATAAGCAAAAGCAATAAACAATGAACATTAGAGATATAAGATTACCTAAGTCTTTTGTAGTTATTAAAAAGACTGATGAAAATGTACCTGGTCTTATACCTAGTGAAAAGCAAACCTTAAGTTTAGCAGATTGGATAAATTATGCTATACAACAGGGGATTATTGATGTATCATCTAAGATAAAATATCTTGAATATGCAACTAATACTTACAGTATAAAGATTACATATGAAGGACTATTAGCTCCTATGATTACGGAGTTTGCCGTAGGAGAATATAATATATCTATACCACTAAATACGGGTATACATTCTATTACATTCTACGGTAATTTAAATACATTAAATGAATCTAATGAATTAGTTATTAAAGTAATCAATGATGATAATAACTATGTAAGAAGATGCTTAGCACAAGTATATGACAATGCAACTAATACATCAATTAGTTCTGCTGTATCAGGTGTATATGTAAGACAAACAGAAGATAATTATACAACTACACTTCTGTTTACAACATTGGATAATTTATCAAGTTTAGGATACACAGTAGAAATAAGGTAATCATATGCGCTATAGGCTATTTTAAAGACTTCTAAGCGACTTTATTTAAAAATGTATATGTATATACTAGTTAGTAATTAAAGTCTCTTAGAACAGCTTAAAATGGCTTATAGCGCATTTTATATTATATATAATATGTAAAATTAAATAACAAACAAATGAAAGCATTATACAAATACGTTATGGCTATATTATTATTTACTATTGTTTTTGTAACTAATAGTTATGGTCAATTTAAATTAGTTGGCGATGCTAGTTCTGCAGGGTTCAATAATGCAGGTAGTAACAGATATAGTGCTACTATAGTTTTTAGACCTGACTTAACTGGTAATTATTACGATGGTACTGATGTACTAAGTGGATATAAGTTATTTACTTCTTCTGAACAGATGTATACTATACTTAGTGTATCATCTACTACTTATAATACTGCTTCTGTAACTGTACAAGCAGATACAGTACTTAATGCTAATTCATCTACATTTTATGGTATACCTTCTGGTCAAGTATTAATATATGATACTTCTGAATCAGAAGGAGCATTACAAGTACCTTTTGGTTCTGTAGGAGCAAGTGCCAGGATGCAAGCAGCTGTTGATAGTTGGAACATTAAAGTTATATCTAATTTGCTAAGTAAAACAGTTAATGTAGAACCTTCATTCCTTACTAATATAATTAGATTCAATATTAATACTGATTCTGTAGGTACAGAAGAAGGTCACGTTATATGGAATACAGAAGATCATACATTAGATATTCATTCTCAAAATGGTACTGTATTACAAGTTAATCAGGAAATGGTTATACCTGTAAAGAATAAATCGGGAGTTACTATAGAAGATGGTATGCCTGTTAGATTTGCAGGTACAGAAGGTGCTAGTGGTAGACTATTAGTACAAGCAGCTGTAGCTGATGGATCATATCCTGTATATTATAATTTAGGTACAACTACTAATACTATACCTAATGATAGTACAGGATTAGTTACTGTTTTTGGTAAGGTTAGAGGAATAGATTTAGATGGTATATCTTATCTGAATTGTAATGATGAAGAATGGGATGATGGTACATTATTATACTTAGATCCAGTTACAGAAGGATGTTATACAAGCATTATGCCTTCTGCCCCTAACGATAAGGTATTATACGCAGCTATTGTTGCTGCTAAGAATAATGGTACTATGATGGTTAGACCTAGCTTGTTTCCTAACATAGGAGATTTAAATGGAGTTAATATAGTTGATGAAGCAGAAGGTGATGTATTGTTATATAAAAACAATGTCTGGACAAATGATATTTATATACTAGAACCACTGTCTGGATCAGGACCTCCTGTCATTGCACCTAGAGCTAATGGAGATACTTATTTTGATTTCCTTAATAATAAATGGTATAAAGCTTGGGATAATGAATTAAACAATGGTTCTGGCGATGGGTTAGATATTGATGATTGGATTATATTAAATTAATTAAACCAAAAGAATAATAAGAATAATAGCACAAACGTGTTAATAGATTATATATAATATTGTCGATATATAACAATACGATTTGTTTTGAAGGGGGGAGTGGCTAATGCTGCTTCCCCTTTTTGTTAATTATACTATAGTATAAAGAGGGTGTGTACAGCCCTTAATTAAAATATAAAATAGAAACATATGTTTTTAATGATACAAGGTAATGTATTGGGTGCAGGAAGATCTGCTGCTTTTGGTAATAGACTATTATTAGATAAGTTTCCAGGTGCAGCAGTTGCTTATGCATTATTACCATTAAGTAAAAACTTTGTAGATCAACCTTTAATTAGGGTTAGAAGATCTTCTGATAATACAGAGAGAGACTTTACTTATGAAGAGATACAAGACAATACATTATTACAATGGTCACAATCATCTGACTTTGATAATATGTTACTGCTTGATGAATTCCCTAATGCTACATCAGCATATTCTTTAAGGAATTTATCAGTTAATTATAACGGTCCAGTAATTAGAGCTAGACGTACTATAGATGATACTGAAGCAACGTTTATAGCAAAAGAGATAACTGATGGTACAATAGAAGATTGGAGTACAGGTAAAGGATTCAAAGACTTTAGAATAGTTGTTAATACAGAAAATAGTGGTGTTAGTAATAACGATCAGTTTCAATTTACAGGAGCATTAGGTAATTATGATGTAGATGTATATGATGAGACTGGTACAATATATTATGAAACAATAACTGGACTTGTTGATGAAGCTACTATTACTATAGCTAATGGGCCTGGTATATATGAGCTTAGAGTTTTCCCGGCTGCTACGAATGGGTTTAATCGGATTAACTTTCTCAACGGCGGGGATAAGGATAAGCTGTTAGAAGTAAGAAATTGGGGGGAGATTGTTTGGTCAACGATGTCATCTGCTTTATCTGCTTTTTACGGCTGCACGAATGTTACGAGCATGACAAGTAGTGTGCTGCCTGACTTATCTAACGTGAGTAATTTCGCCTCTTTCGCATTTGGTTGCAGCAGCTTAACTACCCTAGACGTGAGCGGGTGGAACACAGCAAGTGTGACAAATTTCGGCGCTTTCGTATTTCAATGTCGCAGCTTAACTACCCTAGACGTAAGCGGGTGGAATACAGCAAGCGTGACAGTTTTCGCCTCTTTCGCATTTGGTTGTAGCAGCTTAACTACCCTAGACGTAAGCGGGTGGAATACAGCAAGCGTGAGTAATTTCTCCTCTTTCGTACGG